TGATCCATGACGGGCACTACGCGACGGTCAGCAAGGACCGCACGGGCCTGTTCGCTGGCGATCCCAAGCCCATCAACGTCCAGACCGGCGAGCGGATCGCCGAGTGGCTCTCTGGCGGCAAGCCGCTCGAGGATCAGACGGTCATCGACGGTGCGAGGAAGGCGATCAGCGACGCCACCAGCGTTGACGTGCTCGACAGACTGAACCAGCGGATTGCCCAGCGGTTGACCGAGGGGCGGATCTCGCAGGCGACAGCGACGGAACTGGCGGCAGCGATCACGGACAAGCGGAACGGACTCACTCTCTAAGCGAAAGGACTCTGCATCATGGACTGGGACATCAACATCGACGAGGACTTCCCGGCTGACGTTCACAAGACGCTGCCGGAAGAGCGCACCATCGTGCCGGTCGGCACGCATGTGGCACTGATCAAGAAGGCGGAAGAAGGCCCGAATCAGTGGAAGGTGGACGAGACCAGCAACCCTGACGGCATCTGCCTGAAGCTGCGGCTGGCTGTCGGCAACCACAAGTTCGTCTTCCACGACTTGCCGAAGCATCTGCCGTGGATGGCGAAGCAGTTGGCCGACGCTCTCGGCATCGTGCCGGATGGCAACACGCTGCGGGTCGTGCCGTCCGAGATCGAAGGCAGGGAAGTCACGGTCGAGGTGGTGCACTACACCGCCAAGAGCGGCAACGTCTCTGCGGTTGTCAAACGGTATGTGCCGCTCGCCAGCCAGCCTGCGGCACCCAAGCGTCAGACGCTCCCGCAGAAGGCGCACGCTGCCTTTAAGGCTGCGGCTGGTGCCGACGACATCCCGTTCGCCTGGCTCGTGGCGTTGGTCGCCAGCGTGATCGGAGGTGGTGCATGACGAAGCTCTACAAGTCGAGCGTCGGCGACCATCACTTCACGAAGGAAGGTCTCAGCTACTTCATCCAGCACGGCGAGCCGCACACGGTCGGCGGCGACCCGATGGTGCGGCTGACCGGCGGCGTCTTTGTGCCTGCCAAGGGCTGGCACTCTGAGTTCGGCGACGCCGTGCTCGAAGCGGCGCAGCGGATCGAGGCGCTCGGGCACCGGCTGCTCGCCCAGGCGGACAGCCTGCGTGCACAGGCGGCGCAGAAAGAGACGGTGCAGGCATGACGCTCGCAGACCCGGGGCACGTCTGGTTGGCGCGGAGATGGCTTACGCACAACGCTGAGCGGATTGCCGCAGCTGTTGAGCCACCGGGAAAGGGGCACGAGCACCTTACGGGTCAGGACTTCGTTGGCTGGCTGGAAAAACTCCTGGAGTCGCACCAGCGAGTTTGCCAGCAGGAGTACGACCGCTCTGGACGCATCGGGCCGGTGTGGACCGGCGACTAGACCAAGGACACACAGACCGGCACGCCATTGCCGTAGGTGCTTTTTCATGCCCAGCACCAGTGGCCGCCCAGCGGATGGGTGGCGAGTAACTGCCGCAGCTGCGGCTTGACTCCACAAGTGACGCAGCCGGATGCCGCACGACACGCGGCTAATACACACCACGAAAGGATTCACAGTGCAGATTTATCTTGACGACACGATCGACTCATACCGCAAGTTCCTCCGCATCAAGTCGCTTCCGCGATACGAGATTCACGGACGGATGGCGTGGTTTCCTGACGAGTACGCAGGCGACATCGGCGTGAAGGCGAAGAAGGCAAAGGCTTCTGCCTACGAGCCTCGGCCTGGCTTGTTTGACTATCAGCGTGACATTGTCCGCACGGCAGTCGAGAAGAAGCGATACGCCATCTTTGCTGACTGCGGGCTTGGCAAGACGCTGATGCTGTTGGAGTTCGCTCGCCACGTCCGCGAAGCGTGCCCGAAAAAGCCGGTGCTCATTGTCTCGCCGCTGATGGTGGTGGCACAGACGATTTCCGAGGCTCAGAAGTTCTACGGCGACACGCTGCCCATCGAGCAGGTAGCCGCCAAGGATCTCGCCAAGTGGATGAAGAAGCCCGGCGGGCGTCTCGGCATCACCAACTACGACGCACTGCGTGACGACACGCCAGACGGCAACCTCGGCGGGCTTATTCTTGACGAGTCGTCGATGCTCAAAAGCCACTACGGCAAGTGGGGCCAAGTGTGCCTACGCATCGGGGCTGGCGTGGAGTGGAAGCTGGCGCTGACTGGCACGCCGGCACCGAATGACCGCATCGAGTACGCGAATCACGCTGTATTTCTCGATGCTTTTCCCAACGTCAATTCGTTCCTGGCGAAGTTCTTTATCAATCGCGGGCAGACGATGGAGCGATGGGAACTGAAACCACACGCACTGAGGCCGTTTTACAAGGCACTGTCACACTGGTGCATCTTTCTGACTGACCCGAGCACCTACGGCTGGGCTGACAACGTCCACAACATCCCGCCGATCCACGTCCACATTGACGACGTGCGGCTTTCTGCAGAGCAGGACAAAGCAGTGCAAGCCATCACCGGCCAGTTGTTCGTCACGCAACTCGGCGGCATCACCACCAGGGCGAAGCTGTCGCGGATGGCGAAGTGCGAAAGCAGCATCAAGCCACAGTACATCGTTGACATGGTGCGAGAGTGGCCGACTGAAAGCACCATCATCTGGTGCCGTTACAACGACGAGCAGGACATGCTCGCCGCCATTATGCCGGATGCTGCGAGCATCGACGGCAAGACGCCACAGGACGAACGCCAGCGGCTCGTTGACGAGTTCAAGGCTGGACGAATCAAGGTGCTCATCACGAAGCCCAAGATCCTCGGCTTCGGACTCAATCTGCAAATCTGCACGCGGCAAGTGTTCAGCGGCTTGCAGGACTCCTACGAGGAGTATTACCAGGCCGTGAAGCGTTCCAACCGCGTCGGCTCAACTCGCCCGCTAAACGTCCATATCCCAGTGACCGACATCGAGCGCCCGATGGTTGAGAACGTGCTTCGTAAGGCACGTCGCGTCGAGGCCGACACCCGAGAGCAGGAGGAAATGTTTCATGACTCTTCTACCAACTGACCAGAAATACGCCGTTCATCACGGCGACTGCATCCCGCACATGCTGGAAGAAATGCCGCCGCAGTCGGTGGACTTCTCAGTCTTTTCGCCGCCGTTCCCCAGCCTGTTCTCGTACACCTCGAAGGCCGAGGACATCGGCAACAGCGAGAACATGAAAGGCGAAGCCAAGATACACCTGTCCTACTTCTTTCGCGGGCTGGCCCGCGTGCTGAAGCCGGGCCGGGCTGTCGTGGTGCACGTCATGCAGATCCCGAGGCTCAAGCGTTCCGGCGAAGTCGGGCTGCACGACTACCGTGGGCTCAACATCCGCCTCGGCGAGCGTGCCGGGCTTGTCTACGAATACGACTGGGTGGTGCGGAAGAATCCGCAGGCACAGGCAATCCGCACTCGCAGCCGTGAGTTGCAGTTCGCCGGCCTGGAGAGCGACAGGGCGAAGCAGCGTGGCTGCCTGCCCGACTACCTCATCAAGTTCCGTGCGCCGGGCGAGAACGAAGTAGCCATCGACTCCGATGGTGACGTCTCACGCAACGAGTGGATTGACTGGGCCGAATGCTGCTGGAGCGACATCCGCGAGACGAACACGCTGAACGTGAAAGAGGCTCGCAGCGAGGAAGACACCAAGCACATCTGCCCGCTACAGCTGGATGTCATTGACAGGCTCGTCAGGCTCTACAGCAATCCCGGCGAGGTGGTTTTCAGCCCGTTCACCGGCATCGGCAGCGAGGGGTACGTGTCGCTGCAGCAGGGACGCCGCTTCTACGGCTGCGAACTGAAGCCCGAGTACCACGCTCAGGCATTGAAGAATCTGGCGAAGGCAGAGCGGACGCACCAAGCGAACAGCAGGACGCTGTTTGATGCACCGGAGGCAGTGGCATGAGCGTCGTGACGCTTGACGCATGACGCACAGTAACACGGTTGGAACATCACGACACTCAAGGAGGCATGTATGCCGCAAGTATGGGATGACATCAAGATTGACGAAGGCTTTGCCGCAATGCTCGAGCCGCTGTCTGCTGAGGAGCGGCAGAACCTCGAAGAGCTAATCATCGAGCATGGCGGCGCACGCGACCCGCTCGTTGTGTGGGCCAAGTCAGGCACGCTTACTCTCATTGACGGGCACAACCGTTACGAAATCTGCACACGGCTAGGGCTTCCATTCGACATTCATGAAGTCCGATTTAAGAGCAGGACTGAAGCTGAAGATTGGATTGATAAGAATCAGCTTGGCAGGCGAAATCTCAACGACCTGCACAAGAGCCTGTGTCGTGGGCGGCGCTACAACAGGACGAAGAAGGACGCAGGTGGCCGTGCTGGCCGTGATTTTGGGGCGGACAAAATGTCCACCC